GTTCTGTTTGATTGCCCAAATTCTTTCATTAGGTTCGAATTCTTCTGCTACACATTGTTCTGGTAACAAGGCGTTTCTTCTGCCTTCGTAGTCTGTATATGCTAACTTCTGTGGTACTCCTATTCTATCTATGATACCTTTTACAAAAGCTGGAGACCTATATAACGACTTCGCTATATCACTTACATTGTCTCCATCAAGATACCCTCTTATGGCATCTTTTATTTCTGCTGCTGTTGCAGCCTTACCTCTGTTCTGTGCTTTTCTTTTTGCACGGAACTCCATCGTTTCTAGATGGTCTGTAATAATGTTGCCTAATCTTGTTGTGTTGTAAGCTATGTTTAATATACTACATGCTTCTTTCTTTGTGATAGGTTTGCTACCATCTGTTGGATTTAATAACTCAATTACCTTGGTTATATTCGCTTGTGTAAGATTCTCGTGTTTCTTTATTCTCAATTTCTACCCCTAATAAAATAATTGCGTAATGTAAAATTTTTAACAAATCATCTGTGTTTCTTCCATCTTTCTTACCGAATCTTTGGGCATACTTTATGATATTTCCTAAGCAAAACCCATCACCGTGTCCTGAATCAAAAATAAACTCAGTTGATTGTATTTTATTCATACTATAATGCTTACTATAAGTAGTAGCAATATAGTCATCAAGCATCTTTAGTGCTTCTTTTTCATTAAATTTGTTATCTGTGTAATCACTCATTTTCTATTTACTGTAAAAAATCCGACTTGCACTAATCTGCCTGTCTTTTTGTCTTGTCCAAACCCTGAACAAAAAGGGGCGTGCCAATATTTTGCTGGGTATAGCACGCATCTATTATAAATATTTCCGACATAAGTGTGCATATCAAATTGCCCATCTTCTGCCCACATACCCCTAAAAGGAGCATCGGCTTTTGTTAAGCCGTTGCCTTTCATTATATCTCCAGTTTGTTTGGACTTAAATAGTCCTGTGCCTTTTCTTACATCAGCGTCTGGAGATAGATAAATTACAGCAGCATACGCTTCTCCTTCCATTTTGTTAGAAGTTTCTTCTAAATACCCTGAACAATCATGATGAACCCAATTATGGTTCTTATCGTTTTCAAGAGCTAGTGTAAATGCTGTATTACTATTCTGTGGAGGAAAGTATTGCATTTTTGCATTTAGTAGGTACTCCCACTTATTTCTGCAATATACAAAGTTTTCCATAGAAAAGCTAGACATAGTTCTACGACCTGGATAAAATCGTTTCTTTTCTCGAAGCCCAGGTCTAAAAAACATAGCTAAAGCCTTTTCCCTAACCTCGTCTGGGTTTGGGTAAAAATCGTCCTTTATAACAATCACTTGTCTAGTTCGTCTAATACATCTAAACCGCCTTCAATTTTTGCTAAATATTCCTTTTTGGAATTTAACTGTCCTTGAAGGAGAGCAATCTCTTGCTCTATTGTTTCTCTTTGTTTTGTTAGGTTTACACGAAGCAATTTCCTATGCTCCATAGTATCTAAAGGCTCTTTTGTTATGCCTAGTAATGTATTAAGAGGTATGTCGTTTGCCATGCATCCTTACTCCATTTAGTAGTTTATATTGTGTACCATCACTTCGTCTAACTGTTATAGGTTTTTTACTGAAGTAAAGGTTGTTTAATCTTTTTTGTATTGCTTTATGTAGTTCTTCTTCTGTAATGCCATCTGGAAATACCATTGACATTCCATTTACTTCGTACTTCATTTTGCTGTAATCCTTTTGTCATACCATGCTAGACCTTCATCCCACCAATGGGGCTTGTCTCGATATGACCACTTGGCAAATGTTGCCTTGTCTGTGTGATAATAAAGTCGATAACTGCCTACAACATCATCTTCGTCTTTCAACTCGTCTGGCATTGCCATACCAAAAGGTGTCTGCCCAAGTCTAGGCATATTCTTCGGTTCAGGCAGTTTGTTGATTACTTCTACTACCGACTTATGTTGCTTACCATAACGATAGTGGTATTCATCGTTTAGTGCATTTGCATAACAATGTGTCCACTCAAAATTGTCTAAGGAAGAACGAGTCCATATCGTGCAGGGATGGTTGTACATCATAGGCAAGTATGGAGTCAGTGGTCTTTCTTCCAATGGTAAGTGTTTAATCTTCGCTTTCTCCTCGTTGAGGATTTTACTTTCTTCTTTGTCCAAAGCGCGGGGAACAAAGCCAAGCACATGGTCTACCCAGATGGCAGTGCACAAAAGTTGTGCTGCTTCAAGAGGCATCTTAACGATGTGTTTGTCCACATGGTATTCTGCCGACTTGTCGAAATCTTCATCTAAGTAAAATAAGTTCATGTTATATCCAGCACTTGTATTTTTTACATTCACCAGTCTTTTTGTCTACAGACTCGCCACAGAACTCACAGTCGCCTACATGCCATGTTTCAAATGACTTGGTTTCTGAGTTCCACATCTGAACGGTTTGATTTGATGAATACTTGTTTTGTTGTTTGTTATTTTTCATATGTATATTATACTAAAATTTTTCATTCGTGTCAAGAACTATTTTTCAACTCCAGATATACAGCATGTGACCATTCCACATTTTCTGTTATCACACTCCATATATAACTGTAAGAAGCGTCCTTGTATATATCTAATCTTTGATTGCCATACATACATAAATACTTTTGCCAACTTGCTCCAAACTCATTTTGCTCTCTTTTAACAATGTACTCGGTATTTACCTGTCTTATTGCTAACTTGTAGTTTTCTATTGTGTTTGGAATTAAAACTATAGGATTCTTCATTCCATTTGCTAGAATATCTTTACGCAGGTCGGCATATCCGTCCTGTTCCTTTCTATGAGAAACAGGACAGAATATATCCGTAGTATGAACCATTCTTGGTTCATACTGTTTTTCTACTAATTCAAAGTCTTTAAATAGTTTTGCTGTTATCACTTACCAAATGCTCTTCCTGCTTCGCTTATACCAAATGCACCTAGTGTTACCACTACAAGTGAAGTATAAATTGTATCGCTTATTACTAAATCTTGTCCCCAGAAAGCGGTGACTAAATCGCAAACTGCAAATACAGACATGAGGAAGAAAGAAATGAAACCTATTACAGCCTTTTCATTAATATCGTTATCATCTAAAAACAAATCGATTAATTTTCTTTTAGGAGGTGCAAGTCTTTTCTTAGCTTCTGCAGCTTCGGCTTGCATATCCTTGATAGTATCTTCTGCGTTGTCGAGTTTTTCAATCAACGCCATATACTTATCTAAATCTATCTCTACTTCATTTCTAGAATTATCCGTTCCTTCTGCCATAGTATCTCCTATGGTTTCCAGTCATACCAATCTCTCCTACCAGCATAAGCTGGGGGGTCTTGAAAGTGAAATGATATTGATATTCGTGGACTCAGAGTATCAACTCTATGGTATTTCCCTTTCGGAATATACAATAAATCGCCATCGTCTAAATCAACTACTTCTTCAATAGTAGCGTCTGCAATGCGACCTCCTTTTTCTGAAAACTCTTTATAAATGTACCAGCGTATTTTGCCACGCACATGAAATAAAAAGTTATCAGTTGAATCAGCATGAATAGGAAAACATACTGCATCTTTTTGTTTACTACAATAGATGTTTGCTTGTCCAATTCCATAATGTTTTTCAAACTCTTTACACTGATTCCACATAGTTTCATTAAGAAACTCGGAAAGTGTTAGAATGAAACTACATCCCTGATTCCATAAATCATAAATTTCTTCTCGACTTTTCTTTTCTGGGGATTTCTTCTTACACCACTTATCTCCGTTGGGTAATACTATCTGTAATTGTGGTGTTCTATCCCAACTGCCAATCTTTATTTGATTCAAATAGTTATCTAATTCTGTCCAACTAAAATGATTTTCAAACTTAGGTTTATTCGATTTAATATAGAAATGTCTTTTACCTTTATACTTACTATAAAAGTTATCTACTCCTACTGGTGCTATTAATTCTTCAAATGTCACCAACCCTCTCCAACATTTTAACTTCTTTATTATACTGCCAAAAGATTTCCATTAAATCCTGTCTACTATGACTTGCTTTAGCATGAGGGTTATACTTCGGATGCCAAGGTTGATAACTAAGAGCTGTTAGATGTAGTTGCCATATTTCATCTTTATGGAAAGGAACTTTCTTATCTCTTGGATAAGGTCTTTTATACGGATATGATGTATCACATCCATCAAAAGAGTTCCATCTTGCGTCTATCTCTGCTACTACTTCTGATGACTTATCTCGGTGTGGAGAGCCAATCTTTTCCATAAAATGCCATTTATAAGTTCCTCTCCAAGATGCTTGCACATCGATTGAGTCTACCCAATCTTTTGCTTTTTCACAATCTATCAACATAATACTGTCACACCACCAGCCTCTTTCATGTTTAGTGCCTAGCCATTTATGGTTGTTCATTTGTAAACTATCCCAAACCATTCCAAAAGGTTTACCCTCTAAGTCTGTTCGCCAAAGATGTGATATATCTCTAAAATTTATCATATCACAATCAGTATATAAGGCTCTACCTTTAAAATTACATAGTTCTGGTATAGCATATCTAAAGCAAGTAAATGGTGTGCCCCAACCTTCTCGTTTCCAGTTAGGAAACATACTAGGTCTTAACCAAGTTACTTCAACTTTTGCATTTGTATTCTTTAATATACTATACAAATATATTTTTTCTATCGTAGTGTCATGGTTTTCACTTGTTCCTACAAATAGTCTTACTATTTCATCTCGTTGAACTCCTTGCCCAACATAATGATAATTATTTGTCATGGTATCTAACATAAACTACTATGTCCCCCTCGCTAATATGTAAGTTCTGGTGCCATATATTACCACTAGAATATCCTTTGCCTTGTTTGGTTGGTTCATAAGCGCATTTTCTTTGTTCCCACCCATATAACTTATACTCATGGACTTCTAATGACCTAATAAGATTGTCTTTCCTTTTACTCATTATAGAAGGTGGATTACCTTTTATTATGTAATAACATTCTCTACACGGAATTTCAAAAGGTAATATAATTCCTTTAGCTGTTCCTTTTACTATTACTATTCGTGCTATCTGTTCTCTAAAACTACCTGTTATGGATATATCTTCCATAATTGTATTACCATATTCCCTCCAATAAGGAAAGGTGCAGTTATATGTTAATAATCCATCTCCATGATTCCACATTAAATAGGTATCACAAAAGGGGAATTGGGTATCTCTTTGCCCATCCATCCACTCTACCACTTCATGTGCTAGTTTAGTTAAACTTGGGGGAGTATCTATTACCATACTTTACTTTCTCCTCTAATAAAACAGACCAATACATCTCTAGCCCCAGACTTTAGTGGAGTGCTTTCGTGTAAGTGAAATCCTGTAAAAATTGTTAAACTTCCTTTCTTCTTTATTGTTTTAAACTTATGCCTAAACTCATTCTTTGGTAAATGAGGCTCATTTCCTTTTCCTAGTATATCTTTTTTGGTGTAAGTTTCTGCTATTAATAAATCTCCACCTGTATACTCGGTTTCATCTGTCAGTTGCACACTTATACTAATCTTACGCATAGACCTTCTAAGTAATATATGTTCTAATGAAGGTCT